ACAGTTCAGCCCTGCGCCGCTCGATACGCATGGCCTCGATTTGCGCCTCAAGCTCCGCGATGCGGGCCTTCAATGCCTCAACGTCTTCCATGTCTGGTTTCTCCTTTGGGGTTGCGGTTGCGGTTGCTGAAAAGGCATGCGCCTCTGTGTTCGGGTCGGCCGCAACCGGAACAAACGACACCTCCCGAACGGTGGCGTCCTCGAAGATGGCGGAGACATTCATCTCGCGCCCGTTGATCGTGACCGGCTCTGAGACCTCGCGCACGTTGGCCTGCATTCCGACGGAAAGCTGAACAGGGAAGCCTTCGGCGAACAGAGCGGAAACCTTCTTCCCGGCCTCTGTGGATTGTGAAAGCTCACCCTCTACGGCAAGGAACGGGAGACCGTCTGCATCGGTGGCCTTGAAGATGCGGCCCCTGCCAGCGATACCGTCGATGCTCCGGTCGTGGTCAACAAGGATCGGGACTTCTTCGCCCTGGTCGTTCTTGAGCGAATCAAGGTCGATGGCTACGTCGCCGAGCCAGCCGTAGTTCGGAATCACGCCGCCGGAGTACGCGACACCGGAGAATCGGCGCGGCGATCCTGCGACCGGCGTTGCCGCAAAGGTCAGAGAAAGCGTGGATGTGCTCATGCCGCAGCATCATGGGCATGAGCATTGGAAATTGTGCCTAGGACTAGTTCACGACAGTTCGCCGCCCAAGATGGCGCGCCTGATGGCGTCGATGAGCGCCTCGATCGCCGCAATCTGGATTCCGAGCGTGAACGCGGTGCGCGTCATGGATTCCTTGAGCGCCGCGACCTTCTGCTCGCCCACGTCTGCCAGCGTTTCGCTCCACATCGTCGGCTTCGCGCCCCAGCCTGGGTCTGCGATACCTTCTGCTGGCGGGTTTTGGGTGACGCCACCGCGCTCGCGCGCCTGGTCGGCGGAGAGGGAGCGCAAGACGCACCGGCAGCGGTGCCCAAGCGGTGGCGAATGGGTGTTCCAAAAGGGGTCGTCAACAGGACGGATCACGCCATCGAGCGCAAGATGCGACGGGCGCGTCCGGCTGTCGTTGACTGCATCGTACATGAGGAACGGGCGCGTTTCCTTCGTCTCCTCGAATCGCCGCCAGTGTCCCGCGTTATAGGCCGTCTGCACGGCGTTGCGGTAGATGGTCTCAAGGCGGTGCTTTGGTAGGCTCCAATCCTGCTCTGCGGCCCATTTCTGGAACTCCTGAAGTGTGCCGCCTTCCGCGACATGGCGCGCCAACTCGTCAGCCACCTGCTGAATCTGATCCAGCTTTGCCAGGCCGGAAACGGTGAACGCTTGGGAGCGCTTCTCATCATCCAGCGCATAGAAGATTTCCGGCAGCATGACGTTCCGGCGTCGAAGCTCGGCGATGATCTTCGACGGCGGGTCGTCCAGTGACACCTTTACAGCCATACCAGCTCCTCATCCCTTTTGTGGCGCGGCCTACGACGGCGCGCCAGGCGTTCGTATCCGAATCCGAACGTCCCACTTTGCCACGGCTGCGCCTTGTCCACCATCAGGTGATCTGCTGCCGATCCTGTCGCCAGCCCGGAATAGTTGACCAGCGCAGCCCCGGCGGTCGCGCCGCTGCCGATCATGAGCAGCAGAACGCCAGCAGGGCCGTCCTGACCGGCCAGAGCCCGCAGTCTCGCGCCAGCCGTCGTCATGGCAGGCTATGCTCCCAGACAGCATAAGCAATACGGTCAATTTCGGCTGCTGACAACATGCCCGATCCTGGCGTATATGCAGGGGGCGATCCTGGCAGCGGCAATGATTGCGCCCATACGGCTGCGGCAAGCGCCTCAATTGCGGCCAGCGATAACGACGGGCTGTTAGACATGCCGGACGCCATGCAAGACACGTTGTCGAGCGCAGCCGCGCCCTGCGCCAGGATCGCCAGCCGCCCCTCAGCAGCACAGACGGCATTACCGAGCTGCCCGGCGGTCATCTGTGCCGCCAGACGTAGTTTTGCACCGCCTGCCGAGAGCGCATCGTCAAGCGTCGCCACGCATTGCCCGTGTATGCCCTGCGATCCGTAACCTGTCATGCTGGCATCAGCCAGCGTTGCAGAAGCCTGGGCGAGGATTGGCAGCGCACCCGTGGCTGTAAGCATAGCGTCCGAAAGAGTAGCAGCCAGATGTCCATGAACGGCCAGTGCGCCGCTCGCCGTGAGCGTTGCAGCCTCCAGCGCGCTTGCGGCCTGCGCAGCGATGGGGAGCTGCCCAGCCCCGCCTGCCGTAGCGTCGTCAAGCGTCAAAGACGCCTGCGCGCGGATGGCAAGCGCGCCGTTGGCTGCCAAGGTAGCAGGCGAAAGCGCTGCCGCCCCATGTGCCTTGATGGCAAGCGCGCCGGATGATGACAGGGCGCACCACGCCAGCGCAGCCGCGCCTTGGCCACGGATCGCCAGCTCCCCGACTGCGGCGGCTGTGGCCTGTTCGAGCGTGCTTGAAAGCGTACCGTGGATGACCACAAAAGCGACCGACCCAGACGCCGACAGCACCGCTGGATCAAGGATTGCCGCCACCTGAGCCTTGAGGGCCAGCTTTGCACTCCCGGATGCGGTCAAGGTGGCAAGCGCTACGCTGGCGCTTCCTTGGATTGCCAGCTTCCCGGCTGCGGATACCGATACAGCGTCAAGGGTCGCCGCCAGCGTGCCATTGACCGGCCCGCTTGTGGCGTCGAATATCCACGCGCCCCAAACCGTGGCCTCGGTGTTATCAAGGTCGCCCCAGGCGATACGCGCATGGGTCTGCGCAGCGCTGCGTTTGACATGCCGCGCCTTGAGCCAGCCATTGATCTGCGCGGCGTAGGTCATGGGTTAGCCTTGCGAGTACACCACCTGCCCGCTGATATTGCTAGCCGTCGTGGTTGAGGGGACGAACAGCAGGAATGGGACGCTGTTGTCATACATGCGCGGCATTCCGGCGGTGATGGCGTCGATTGCGGCAGGAACGTTTGCTGCCGACAGTTCCAGTCGCGCAATCTCGCGGTAGGCCACAAGCGAGACGGCACCGGATGTCCAGGAAGCCGAGAAGGTGAACGTCTGAACCGAACGCACGCCAGTGTCGCCGGCATCCAGACCAATCGGATAGAACGCGCCGACTGGGGACGATGCTGCACCAGTCAGGATGCCGGTCCCTGTACGGCCAGACGTACCGGCCTGGTTGGTGTAGCTCATTGTGAACGTCGGCGTGCCGCTACCGGTCGCCGTCGTGACCTCAAGGCCAATCAGAACCTGCGCGCCGTTGGTCGTGCCATTGGCATCACGCGCGGGCCAAGTCACCGAGTTGACGGTCTGCGCGCTCGTGACGGTCACATTGAGACCGGAGTTATGCCAGAGCCGATCACACAGAATGAGCGTGCCCGCGATCGTGGCCTGCGCCTGGAAGCGCGCCAGATGGATGTTCTTGCCGGAGACGGCGGCCGGGAAAGGGATTTGCCCGGCATAGCTGGTGAGCGCGGCACCGGCAAGGCCGGGAGACGGCGCAGTGGCCGCACCAGGTGCGCCTGCGAGATAGAACAAGCTATGCGGACGCCCTGCAACCAGCGTCGGCGTCGCGGCCTTGGCGATGGATGCTGGCGGGAGCATCCCCGCGATCAGTTGGTCTAGCGTGGTGATTGCCATGACCGGCCCTCGTCAGGCGTTGCCGTCGGTCAGGGTGAACGATGTGATCGTGAAGCTCTGGCCGGTGGCGAAGTTCACGTTATCGACTTGCAGGTCGCCACCGCCACCGGTTGCCGTGACCGTGCCTTGCATGTGGCAGGTAACGCCGTCACTGGCATAGATGCGGAAATGCCCTGCGGTGCCGGAAGCATCGGCGCTGGTGTCTTCCCACGTGCCTTGCATGCTCTTGCTGCCTGACGCTGCGGCAGCCATCCAGTCAGAAGGCAGGTTGATCGTGGCGAGCACGGTGCCGGAGTCGGCAGTGGCACACGATGCAGGCGGCGCGCCGGTGCGGATTTTCAGGATGGCGGACGTGCCGATGGCCGTTTCGATGGCATCGAGGCGGGCGTTGCGAACGGCGACAGAAAACTGGATAGCCATGTCTTACTCCTTCGGTTGGTCTGTTTCGTAGGTGGTAATGGTGCGGGTAACTTCGAGCGTTTCTGGATCGCGCTCCACAGTCTGCACAGCCTTGGTCGGGTGCGCCACGACCACCTGCGCGGGCGGAACTTCGGCCTGAACGGTGACCTCCGGCGCTGCGACCTGAACGTTGACGACCGGTGGCTCGACGTTGACGATTGGAGCAGGGGCCGCTTCCATCCGCACCACCGGTGCGGGCTGCTCCGGGATGTTGATCGTGATCGGCGCGGTCAGGTTCACCGTCGGTGCGGCAGATGCAGCCTCCTCGCTCTTCCGCGTCCTGCCACCGGCGTGCAGATAGCCCATCACGTCGGCGGCGAACAGGGCGCGCTCGAAAATCTCGCGGAAACGGCTGTCGTCGGCATCGCGCAGCACCACGGCCAGCCGGTCATAAAGGTCTTCCACGCTCTCCGCGCCCATGATCGCGGATTTGATCGCAGCAGATTCGATGGGGCTTCCCACGGACGGAAGGATGCGCTCGATCTCATCCTCGACGACCTGCTGCCCGGCGGTGAATCGCTGGCGGTCTGGCTTGTGTGGCGCGTCTGGCGTGGCGAATGTGGCGGACATGCTGGCGCTTGCTTGTGCCCGGTTCTGCCCGCCTGTTCCCTGGCCTCCGTCTGCTGGTTCCGTCGTCTGCTGCGGCGCGACTTCCTCGAAGTCGTCAGGCTCGAATCCGTATTTCTCCTCGATGTAGCGGCGCGTAAAGCGCAGCATCCCGGCTTCCACCAGCGTCTTGTCGCGCGTGGCGCGATCCATTTGCAGCCCCGCCTCATCCTCCATCACGAAGCGAGGGGCCGGTAACGCATTGAGCACGGCCAACGTGTCCAGCACACGCTGCACGGCATTGGTGATCAAGCGGATGTCGGCGCGGCGCTTTTCCTGGCGGATGGCGTCGTGTACCTCACCCAATGCGCGGTTGCCGCTGCCGCCGTCAGTGCCGCTGGTAAGCGTTTGCCCAAGGATCAAGCGCTGGATTCGGCGCGTGCAGGCGATCTCGAACTCGGTGAACTTGTTTGGGCTATTCCCCGGAGTATCGACTGCGACGATCTCCTCCTCGCGGTCAAGCGCTGCCACTGGCCCGCTGGAAAGATTGCGCAGCATCTCCACCATCGCCTGCTTGTCCGAAAGCGTGCGCCCGACAAGCAAGGGAACGGCGGCCTGCTCTAGGAACTTCGCCCAAAATCTCCAGCCGTGGGTGCGGAAATACCACGGCCAGTAGGCTTTCGCCAGAAGCGCTTCGCCCATTGGCTTGCGCAGGCTGCCCTGATTCACGACGGCAAAGAACTTGCGCGGGTCGGTTGGATCGTTGGCCTCGCGCCATTTCAGGGTGCCGTCTGGCTGAATCAGGAACCACTCGAACGGGCACTCGATGACGTTGGCGATGGCGATTCGCCCATTCCCTGCATCCTCATAGACCACCTCGAACACGCTGTAGCCATAGGGGACGGCATTCCAGGCAGCTGCCATGATTGCCGGGATTGCGTGCGCCGCAGCATCCTCGAAGAACCGGCGCGCGCGTGATTGCTCATGCTCAATGCGCCAGGGCGTATTGAGCGCAGCGTCGCGGCGCGTCTCAAGCGCTGCCGCGACTTCATCGTCGTCTGCGATACGGCGCAGCTTGGTGCGATCAATGCCAAGCTGAGCAAGGATTTCGTCGGCATCCCCGAGCCAGCCGAATCGGGCAAGCGCCCGCTCGATGGAGACGGCGGAGGTGTATGAGGTCGGTGTTTGTGCCATGTCGTGATATTGCCCTTGCGGGGGGTCCTAACTGTCAGGAATCTATTCCGGCTGATCGTCAAATGGCGTTGAGACGAGCATGGCCGTGCCTATTCTCTCCAGGAGCTTGCGCGCTCCCCTCTCGGTGTAGCCACTCGGACGCTGAAGCGCCTTCGCAATCTCTGACCAGCTCTTGCCCTGCGCGCGCATTTCCGCCGCACGGCGGCGGTTGAACTCGGCGGTTAGCTTCTGGCTCCCGGCGATGTAAAGGCGCTCGCCCCGGAAGTAGTCGCAAAACCTGGAGGCGTCTTGCTCGCCAATTGCCTGCACCAGCGCTTCCCACGTCCGGCCTTTGTGACGAACAGGCACGCGGATTTCGCGGCCGCAGAAAGCCATCACCAGCCGGGTGGCGGCGTCGTGGCCAAGAAGCTCGATGATCTCGTGCAGCATCAGAACACCCTCCCGCCAGCGGCGATTGGACGACTCGCCGCCATGCCGATTGCCGAGAACGCATAGGCCAGCGCGTCCACGCCGTCGTCGTGCTCACCCTCCGGAAACGCAAGCAGCTCATCGCGGAACCACGCTGGCACTCCTGACGGGTCATGCCGGATCATGCGCTGTTCGTATCGCGTGAGCACGGGCAAGAAGCGTGTCACCTTGTCCCTGTCCGGCCTGATGCCTCGCACCGGAAGGGTCGTGGTGCGCGTCAGTTCCTGCACCACTGCGGCCTGGTATTGCGTCTGCTCCACCGCGATCACGCGAGGCTTGTGTCGTGCTGCGGCGGCCTTGATGCGCTGGAGCACGTCATGGAATCCGCAGCGGTGGCGTTCCGCCTCCTTGACGTAGAGGATGCCTGTTTCTGGATCGCGCCCAAGCGCCACGATAGCGGTGTAGTCCGCCTCCTGCCGCTCACTGATGGCAAGGTCAACACCGAGCACGATTGGCAATCCGGGCGGGCAAGGCGCGTCCGCAAGCATCTCCGGCTTCACCAGCCCACCGCCGAAGGTAACGAACTCGGCTAGGTATTCCTGTCGGAAAACAAGCTCTGGAAGCTCACGGCGTTTCTGCTCAATCTCCGACTGGTCGATGTGCGGGTTGATGCTGGTCGGCATGTGGAAGCTCGCCCAGTCTGGATATGCCGGATCGCCAGCTCGCCTGAAAAGCTCGTAGAAGTAGTTCATCCCCTTCGGCGTGCTGATGAACCACGCTTCGCCTGCGTAGTCCGTGAGCGTCGGGCTGATGGCCTGCTCCCAGGCGTCCTTCAGATAGCGGGCATGCGCGGCCTCATCAAGCACCACGCGGGCATATTTGCGGCCACGGCCAGCGTCCGGGTCTTCGAGCGTCCAGAAGTCGATCACGCCTCCGGTGATCAGCTCGATTCGCATCTCCGTCCTGTTGGCCTTGCGCGTCACCGGCTTTAGCGTGCGCTCCATGTCCGCCCACACGTCCAGCAGCAGCTTGTAGGTCGGAGAGAAAAACGCCACTGGCTTTCCTTCAATTGCACCGCCTTCCATGAGAGCAAGCCATTCCACAGCCAGCAGCGTCTTGCCGAATCGCCTCCCGGCGCTGATGACCTTGTGACGCGCCTTGCTCTCAAGGATGCGGCGCTGGCCTTCGTGCAGGCCGATTGGCGGGATGCGGATGCGTGTCATTCTTCAGGGAATGGCTCACCAGTTGCCTCAAGGATTGCGTGCTTGCCGGTGAATTGCTGCCAGCGGCGGACGGTAACATCGACGTATTGCGGCGATAGTTCCATCGCGTAGCAGCGGCGGCCGGTTTTCTCGGCTGCGATGATTGTTGTTCCTGTGCCGCAGAACGGCTCGACAACCAGACAGCCGGGTCGCAGGCTCGACTTAATCACCCGCTCAATCATTGCTACAGGTTTAGGTGTCGCATGGCCGTAGCGTTCCTCTCCTGTCACGCGCGGGAACTCCCACACGTCGCGCATCGGCTCGTGCGTGTTGTCAAAATAGCTGCGCGCGCCGTTTATTTCGCTACTCGGGCTGCATTTCCCAACGCGATCCCACTCCGCCTTCAGTTCTCGCCATGGGCGCTTAAAGTGTCCTGGAAATGCTGCAGCTAGTTTGTTGTAGTGCTTCTCTGGAATCAGGGTGAATTGCGATCTGGTGAACCAATGAGAATACATGCCGACACCGCAGATGCGCTTCACATCTGCCGGCCTCATCCCGGCTGCCATTGCCTCGGCTTCCATATAGCTGCGCAATGGCTCCCAGCTATCCGGAAAGTCGTTTGAATTGACATTGCCCAAGAACTGGTTTCCAAGCTGGAAGAATAAGCAGCGCTCTGTGGCAATCGGGTATTGCGTCAGGTCTGGCGATGCCATGCCAGCGATTGCCTTCTTGTCCCACACGATCTCATTGCGCAGCTCCAGCTTTTCAGAATCGCCAAGGCCGCCAACGTACCAAAGACGCCACAAATCTGGAGCATTTCCCCAGATATATACGCTTGCGTTGTCGTCCAAGAAACGGCGGTAGGTTTTCCACCATTTCATCTGGAAGGCGTCAAGCTCTTGCCCGTAGATGTTGTCGTTCGCAACCCCGTCGCTCTCCTTGCCCATGCCGTATGGCGGGTCGGCGTGCAGCAGTTGCGCAGTCTTTCCGTCCATGAGTCTTTCCACATCGCAATGGCGCGTGCTGTCCCCACACATCAAGCGATGATCGCCCAACAGCCAGATGTCGCCAGGCTTTGTTATTGCGTCTGCCCTTGGCTCTGGCGCATCGTCTGGGTCGGTCAGACCATCAGTGCCTTGCTCTGTATCAAGCAGCGCAGAAAGCTCATCAACGTCGAAACCGGTAATCTCCAAGTCAAACCCCACGTCGGCAAGCTCCTGCAGCTCAAGCGCCAGCAATTCCTCGTCCCACCCCGCATTCAGCGCCAGCTTGTTATCGGCGATGATGTAGGCGCGCCGCTGCGCATCGGTGAGGTGTTCCATGCGGATGCACGGCACCTCTTGCATCCCCAGCTTGCGGGCCGCCAGCACGCGGCCATGACCGGCGATGATGTTGCCTTTGCCGTCGATCAGCACGGGGTTGGTGAATCCAAATTCCCGGATGCTGGCCGCAATCTGCGCCACCTGCGCGTCCGAGTGCGTGCGTGCATTACGAGCGTATGGGATCAGCTTATCGATCGGCCATCGCTCGATCTTGTCGGCGATCCACGATGTCATCGCCCGTAGCTCCTCTCGATCACGATCTCCGGCTTCGCATTCGCCTCCTCCAGGCCCCAATTGATCCGCTCCAGCCGCTGGATGATGGCAAGCGCCTCCGCTGCGATCTTGGCCGCCTTCAGGTCTTCAAAGGCCAGCGCCTTCTCGTCCTTGGTGACGGCGGCCTTATGCGCCTTCAGCCCAGCATACAGCCTTTCGCGTGCGGCATTGGTCTCCTCTTGGTGCCGTCTGACGATCTCGGCTGCGCGCTCCGTGGCGGCATTGATGGAAGCGACCCGCTTTTTTAAGTCACCGTCGGTAACTACGCCAGTAACCTTTTCGGTAACTTTGCGGCGGATAATCTCGGCAACGTCTTCGCCGTTGCTCCAGCCCTCGAGCTTGGAGCGCTTGATGATGGCGGTTTTGCTGACGCCGAATCGTTTGGCCAGCGCATCAAAGGATTCGCCCGCCTCCCTCTCAGCCCGGATGTCGGCCCATGTCTCTCTGCTCAGTCTCGGCATGTATTACCCCACAAACCTTTGCGCCGATTGTAGCAAAACTGGCCGCTGGCCGATGATCAGGCGCGCAAGTAATCGCTCAGCACCACCGCAGCCTCCTCCCACCCGTAGCACACCTCCGCCCGGTATCCGGCCGCCTGTAGCCTCTCGATCCACCGGCGCTGTGCTGGCGTTGGCCGCCCGCCCGGTGCCTTGAGCTCAATGAAAAGCCCATGCCACCCGCCTGCTGGCCAGGGCAGGAAAAGGTCCGGCACCCCGGCCTTCACGCCTTCCGCCTTCAGCCTGGCTCCGGTCACTGCGTCCCGCCTGCCGCCGTTGGGGATTGCGAACAGCATTTCCAGCGCCGGGTATCGCCGCGCCTGTAGCTCTACCCACCTCATGAGCGCCGCCTGCTCGGCGTGCTCGTCGCGTATCCTCACGCCGCTATCCCGGTCATCTTGGCGGCCAGCTTCTGCCTGATCTCGGCCAGGCGCTGCCTAGCCACCTCTGGCGGCACAGCGCATTGGCCAGGCGCTGGAAGTGACCCCATGCGCTTCGGCACCTCACCCGGCAGCTTGCCCGTCCTGACACCCTCGATTGCCTCGTCTAGCGCTGCCCGCCACCGGTTTTTGATGGCCTCGTAGGGGTGGGCCGACAGGTCAGCCCCCAGCTTCGCGGCTGCCCAGTACACCGCCGGAGAGCTCCACCTATCCTGCCCGGCCTCCCGGAGCCGCATCTGCTCCACGGCTTCAAGGAAGGCCGCCTCGTAGTCCGGGGCGGGGCGGCAAGCCTTGAGGAATTCCGCGAAAGACGGCGGCCAGTCGAATCGCCGGCGGCATTCCACAAGCCCGCGCTTGATCTCGGCAAAGGTGATGCCTTCCTCGGCGAGCCCCTCTGCCCATGCCACCCGCCAGTTGTCGATGGCCTGCTGATTGGCAAAGGCGGCCCGCCACCGGTTCGGATAGAGGCCGTCCAGACGGTTGAAAAGGTGGTCGATCAGTGCCACGCCGTCCAGCTTCGGGTGCGGCTCAAGCCAAGCGCTCAGGCGTGATGTCGATGATGTCATGCTCGTGCTCATGGTCTATCCTTTGCGTGCTGATGCGGTTGCGGTTGACGTAGGCCACCGGGTCGAACTTCTCTGCCTTCGCCGCCGGTCGGCTCAGATACCAGTCGGCCTTGAAACCCTGCCACCCGGAGAGACAGCAGTGCTCAATGGCCGCCTGTAGGGTGATGCCTGCCTTTTGTGCCTCTCGTCGGATGCCGTCCAGCACGGTCTGTGTCACCGGGCCTGCGCGCTTGGCCTTGCGTACTTCGAGCCAGTCGTCAAACACCTTCGGGGCAACGTCTGGTGGACAATCCACAGCGCGCCTCGCGCGCGCGTTATTGCGCACGCTTTGCGTGCGCATATCTTTATCTTCTGGTGTTGGTGTTGGTATTGGTATTGGTATTGGTGTTGGTGTTGGTAGCTCAACGTCCGTTGAGCGTCCGTTGAGCGTTCGTTGAGCGTTCGTTCTGCGAGCTTTGACTGATGCCTCTGCCGACGCGCGGGCCTTGGCCTGCTTCTCCCTCATGCGCGCTAACTCCGCGTCACAACGGGCATTTTTCCATCCTTCTGGCGAAAGCTGGAAGAACTCGCGCAACACGGATTCCACGCATTCCACGTGCTCGCGCATCCTTATGAGTCGCGCAGCCTCCTGCACATCGGGCGGAATTGGGGCCTCTCGTAGGTAGTACAGATCAAGCAAACGCCTGTATGCCAAGTCTTCGAGCGGTTCGAGATGTGCGGTGTGCGCGACGTAATCTCCGACGTGAAAAGGGTAGTAGTTCACCGTTCGCTCCCATTGTCGTTGAGCGTTCGTTGAGCGTTCGTTGAGCGTTCGCTGAGCGAACGCATCTGCTCCCGCATGTAGGCCCAATTGATGTCAGGCCGCAGCTCTTCGCAGGGAACCCCTGTGGCAGCCTCGATCTTGGGGCAGGCCGACACCGGGGCGCGCCCGCTTACCGTCCAGTTCCAAACCTGCTGTATCGAGCAGTCAATCATCCTGCCCAGCTTCGCCAGACCACCGGCCACATCGATGGCTCGGCGTAGCGCTTCTCGTGGGTTCGGTTGCATACTTCCTCCTTTCTACGGTTACAGGAAAGCCGATTCTATTATACACTAGCCACATGAGCATCAAGTCCACTTCTTCGTGTCAGACTTCGCCGCCCGCCTCTGCGCGTGAATCCGGGTCATGGCATCCTTCAGGGCCTGCACCTGCTCACGCCCACGCACCCGCTCCCGCGCCTCAAGCGCTTCCCTGCGCTTCCGTAGCGGCAGGGCCAGAAGGTGGCGCGCCTCGCAATCGATGGCCCATGCCAAGCACCAGGTGCAGACGACACGCCCGTCTGACAGGCGAGCCGTCTTGGCACGCGGGCAGTCCTGGCATGGGTGGGCTGGCCATAAGTCCAGCTTATCGTTGCCATAAAAAAGTTTCATGCATTGCCCCATTGACTTCTACAAGGCGTAGTGTATCATGACGATAAGAACAGCGTTGTGCTGTTCTCCCGCGCCTCGGGGAGTCTGGGGCTGGAGACTTCTATGAAGTTCCCCTCTTCCGAAAAAAATAACCCCCAGCTCGCTGGCAAGCTCGCCAGCGATAAGCTCCTCTTCGGGGAGTTCTCCCGGTATGCCCTCTACGCGGTGCATACCAGGGGATCCTCAGTCCAGTGGTTCGTTGCCGACGCTGAGTCGGCCGACGAAACCGGCCTGCCGCGCATTGTGCGGCAGGCGTCCACACCTGAGCAGGCCGTCGCCGGTCTGATGTGAGAGGGGGAGAAGCCATGACGATACTCAATCCGCTCTACGCCCACGAACTGCAATTCCCCATTGAGGTTGTCATCTGGGACGAGTACGCCCTCTACCGGGCATCCTGGCAGAGGGTCGGAATCGCCAGAAATCGGCGCGGGCTGTACAGCCTCTTGGGGAAGGCCCACGCCCGTGCTGACCGGCGCTGGGGCACAAATGAATACCAGCGCCCATTTCTGACCACCGCCGGCCCGCGCATGGGCACGGTCGGGGTGCGGGAGTATAGGGAGGAGCGGTGATGGCAGACATCACCCACATCGACCGAGACCGCCTGATTGAGGCGCTTGATCGCCTCAGTCAGGACATCCGCGCTCCTGACGAGGAGCGCGAGTACCTCCTTCTCGAGGGGCTTCGGCTCCTCGAGAAGATCGACGGCGGGGCTGAGCTGTACGTCCCCGCCGATGATACTCCAGCCGCCAAGGAAGGCGGCGAGGAGGACACGGCCCGCATCCGCGAGATGTGGGCCGCCGTGGCCCGCCACCGGTGGGTGCTGGCCGCTGAGGCCGGCGCCCGCCGTGACTGGCTGGCCATGCGCTCCTTGGCCGCCTTGGCCAAGGAGGCGGAAGAAGATGCCTCCTTGCACGGCGCGTTCGCCCGCGCCGTGTTCGGGGGCAAGCTCACACCCCCGGACGCCGCAGCCCTTGAGGCGGCCCGGGCAGTTGACCCGGAGCGGGCCAAGCTGGCCCGCCAAGCCGTGCTGGCCGAAATGGCCAGGCACGAGGAGGCCCGGCAGGCTCGCCTCCGGGCGCAGATCGACGCCCGCAAGGCCAAAGAGCGGGCCTTGCGGGAGGAGCGGGCGCGGTTCCTCGCCGAGGAGCGCGCCCGCCGCGAGGCGGAGATGGCCGCCGCCCGTGAGGCCCTTCCCGTGGGCACTGTTGCCCGCGTGGAACGGGCCGGCAAGCGTGGTGGCAACCGCGCCGGCCAAGTCCAGGTGCTCGTGGACGGGCACGAGCACTGGATTTGGGCGGGCACCGACCGGTTCGGGGCCACTGCCGTCAGACCCGGTGAGTGGGTGGAGATCACCCACGTCACCCCCTCCGGGCAGCCCGCCTGCAAGGCGGTGCCCGCCCATGCCCAGCCTAAACCCAAGCCCGCCATCATCCCCGAGGCGGACGGCATCATCGTCGCCGCCTTTGACGCCCTGGCCACCAAGGTGGCCGGCGTCGTTGTCGAGCGCCCGACCACGGAAGATGTCGTCGGCGCTCCTTCGGGTGCCGTCCTCGGTGCTGTGCTCGCCGAGGACGGATCGGTCTACGGCATCAAGGCGATCGATCTCAAGATCGCCATCACCGGCGAAATCCGCCGCGACGACTGGCCCTTCTACCTAGCCAGCCGTTGCTCGGCAAGAAAGGGGGAGCGGTGATGCAGTACCGCCATTCCACCGCCACCTCGCAAGCGGTGGCCTCTCTCCTCGCCCAGCCAGGGCATTCCGCCCGGGCGCTTCTCGTCACCGGCGCGCCCGGGACGGGCAAGACCGCGCTCGCGGAAGCGATTGCCCGCGAGCACGGCGGGCATTTCCTGTACGCCCTGCTCCACTCCTGGAGCGGGGCGGACGACCTTTTCGCCGGGATCAACGTCCCGGCCGCCGTGGCCGGGGACGCCACACACGTCCACCAGCCCGGTATCCTCGCCCTGGCCGCAGAGGCCAGCCACAAACACCAGCTCGTCGTCGTCTGTTTGGACGAGCTGGACAAGGCCCCGGAGTCTGTGGAGGCCCTGCTCCTCGACTGGCTCCAATCCGGCCGGGTGCCCGTCAAACCCGGCGAGCACCTACAGACCGACCTGAGCCGCGTGCTGGTGGTCATCACCAGCAACGGGCAACGTCCACACACCGACGCCTTGCTGCGTCGGTGCCGTCGGCTGCGCATGCAGCCGCTTCCAGAAGCCCTGCGGGTGGAACTTGCCGCCGCCCGTAGCGGTGCTCCCATCGGCGTGGTCCGCCTGATGGACCGCGCCTGCCAGATTGTCGCGCGGGCGGAGGGCAACGAAGCCCTCTCGCTTCAGGAAATCGCCCATGCCTGCCACGAGGCGTGGGTTGTCGCATCATCGGCTGAAGCCGTGGCCGAAACCCTGCGGGCCTGGGCCGCGCGCACTGACGAAGGGGCCATGGCGGTGGACACCGAGGAGGTGCGCCGCCTGGTGGCGTCCATCTGGGGCGAGATCGTGGCGGCGCGCAGGAGGGCGGCATGAATATCCGCCGCCTCCCACCGCCAAGCCCCGTGTGGGCGCGCACGGGCTCCCACAATTGGGAGTGGGATGATACCCGGCTGCGCGATCTGCGCAGGCAGGTCGCAGAATGGCGCGCGTCTGTGCGCCACGGGTGGGACGAGTTCCAAAGCTCGGCACACTGTGCGATTAACGCCACCGAGCTCATGGTGGCCGCCGGGTCCATCCGCCCGCTGTACCTGCTGCACGATATTCCGCAGGTACCAGCCAGCCATTGGCAAATCGGGCTCGCCGAGAGGGCTCTCGACTGGCTCATCAGCCAGTACGGTCCAGATGCGTCCGCTGCGGACGTGTGGGCTGCCATCCGCCAGCATGCTGCTGGCAATCCTGACAGGCAGCATGACAGGCAGCAGCACGCTGCTGGTGAGTCCGACCGCCAGGAAGCCGACAGTACCGACCACAATGTCGGCCAGGACGCCCCGATCAGTGAGGGGGCGCACACCAATGACACCGCCGACAGCCACGGCGGCGACGGGAATAGCGGCGAGTGCCAGCACGCTGCTCAAACGTCGGCTGAAGACCTGGCTGGCTCCGATAGCGCCTGCAATGCGGGCACTACCGGAGACACGCCCAACCCTGGCCATGGGATCGAGCGTGCCGGCGATGACGCCAGCAATGGCGGCACGTCGGGCGAGTCGTCTCATGGTGGCACGCCTGAGCCCGGGGATGATGCCCAGCATGGGGCTGACCAGGGGGGTGATCGCGGAGCCGATGAGGTGCCCGCGTCCGGGATGGGCTCCGGGGCTGACGCGGCACCCGGTGAGGAGTGCGACCATCGGCAAGAAACCGCCGATGCAAGCGCCTCGCCGGGGGCCGATGATCAGTCATCCGATGGCACAGAATCCTTTGCGGCTGCCGTCACAGAAGAAGGCGGCGCCCGTGCATCAATCGACCGGCCAACGCTGGCCGCTGTCTCTGAATTGGCGCGCGTTGTCCGCGCCCTGTCTCGTCTCATGGCCGACGCCACACGCCAAGAGCCGTGCCCGCTTTGGGATGGTAAGCGCTTGGTGCGCGAGCTCGTCACCCACCAGGTGCGGCTCCACCGCATGCGCAGGGACACGCCTGCTGTCAATGGCCTGCTTGTCATCTATGACGTGAGCGGGTCATGCGAGTGGATCGCAGCCCGCACATGGGGTATCGCTGAGGCCCTGGCCATGCGGTATAAGGGCTTCTACGCCGCCCAGACGCCAGCACTCAGCTCCGATTACGCTAATGCCGAAGGGTCGCTCGACCCGTCAGAGATCGTCGGGCGCGACACCAAGCGCTTCTCCAAGCTTCCACCCATCGTCGGCTACGGTGATGACGTTGACGGCTGGGCGCGCGTCAAGGCAGCCGGGATCAGCCACATGCTGGTCTTTGGCGATGCCCATGGCACGGCCGGCTATCGCGCGGCTGCAAAGGCCGGAATCCGGGTGCTGTGGGCCAACCCCAACCCCGACATCGCGCCGTCAGATACGTCTTGGTGCGCCTACACCCTCATCGCCGATGGTGACATTGCCGGGGCGGTGGAAAGTCTTGCAAGGAGGGCATGATGGAACACATACAAACATCACTGCCAGAAGGGGCGTCCCACGAGCCCTGCGCCTATTGCGGCGCGCGGCCGACGTGGCCTGTCGTCTGGACAAATGACGACGGGACAGAATACACCGTCTTCCTCTGCGCCGAGTGCGACGAGGATGAGATCAGGGCTTTCAATGACGACAGCAGCATCCAGCTGCAACCCGCGCCTCGGGGTTAGTCTGGGGCTGGAGTCAATATCATGTTCTGTCCATTCTTGTCCGCAGCTCGACATGAGGCCGTCAAGTGCATCGGCGCAGCATGCGCCTGCTGGCGCACCGCGCCGCCCGTGACGCCGGAGACAGGGGCGCAGCGTATCATCGCTGCGCAGAACCTTCTGGCCCGCAGAGAAGAAGATGCCGGTACAAGGCCACCTACGGTGCCAGATACATGGGAGTTTTTCCCATTCAACGGGGAAGACGTGGCCGGCTGGATCGAGCCGGTCGATGAAGCGCGCAAGCGCTTAGTAGGGTATTGCGGCCTGGCCGGTTCACCGTTTGGAGGTGACGCATGACTGCGAAAGACGCCATCCTCAAGGCCATAACCCGCCACGCTGCGGCAGTGACCGGCCACCGTTCTGGCTGCCGCTGCATCCGCTGCGCGAAAGCCAGGGTGCGCTCGAAGAGATACGCCCGGCGGCATGGGTGGATTTGAAAGGAGCTAGCATGATCCATCTCATTTCCCCAACCGGCCGCCGCGAGCGGCTGCGCTGGACCGACAAGCACCCGCTCTCAAGCTACGGGCTTGGCGTGGTGCTGCGCGCCAAGTCCAGTGTACCGTTGGATGGCATGGCATTTGCCGCGCTGGCACGTGACGGCTGGCGCATTGAGTGCTCAACCGACCTTGAGCGCCGCCGGGTCGCTGGCGCGCTCGCTTGGGCTGCGCTCGGGCTGCCCGCCGATGCACTGGTGGTGCGCCAGCCATGAAACCGGCCAGCACCATCCGCCTCTCCGTCACCACCATCAAACCCGGGCGGCTCTATGCCGTCTCTGGCGCGATCCGCCTCACCGTCATCGCGCGGAATGCGTGCGATGCCGTGATGGTGGCACTGCAAATCCTGAAAGGAGACAGAAATGGAGACAACGCTTCAGCTCGCGCGAAAGGCGCGGGCCTATTTCCCTCTGACTGACCGCGTTTCCCGCTGCCGGCAGGCGGCGCGATACGCGCGTGCTATCGCACTGCTTGGGGATCGCTGGATTCTTGCGCAGCCGGTACGCCAATCGCCTAGTGGCCTAGATCAGAAAGGAGAATGACCATGGAGGATATCCTTGACAGAATCGCCACCGGAACAACCACAGAGCGCGATGCCGTTGATGTGGCCCGCATCATGGCGCAGCATGCGGCGCTAAAGCTTTTTGTGCTGGAAGTCGCCCAGTTCTGCACCGATCCGGTCTATCAAGTGCGCGCGGCCAGGATGCTGGGAGTGCCCGAGATGAGCGCTGAACAGAAATAGGAGGACCAAGCAATGGACGACAAAAGCAAATGGCTTGAGGAACGAAAGACCGGCATCGGCGGCTCCGACATCGCCGCCATCCTGGGCCTTTCGCCATGGAAGACCCCGCTCGACGTCTGGCTGGACAAGACCGGCCAGGCGGATGACACCGTAGCCAATGAGGAGGCGGTGCGGTGGGGCACGCTGCTGGAGGACGTCGTGGCGCGCGAGTACGCGGAGCGCACCGAGAGCACCGTCCAGCGTGTCCGCCGCATCCTTCGCCACCCGGCCCATGAGTGGGCCATTGGGAACATTGACCGCGCCATCGTCGCGCCAGGGAGCAGGGTGCGCGTGGCCGGTGACGGCGGAACGCTGCTTGGCGCGGACGGCCTGCTGGAGGTCAAGACCGCAAGCGCCTACAAGGCGGGTGAGTGGGGCCGGGACGGTGACGAGGAGGCAGTGCCCCTGCATCATCAAGCTCAGGTCATGTGGTACCTAGGCATCACGAACCTGCAATGGGCGGACGTGGCCGCCCTCATCGGCGGGCAGCGCATGGTGATCCGGCGCATTCACCGCGACGATGAGGTCATCAAAGCGATGCTGGAGCGCGCTCATGAGTTCTGGCACCGGCACGTTCTCACCCGCCAGCCGCCGGAACCGACCACGGCCAAGGACGTGGAGCGCCTTTTCCCGTCCGACAACGGCGAGGCCATTGAGGCAACGGACGACCTGATCGCGGCCTACAACGCCGCCAGGGAAGCAAAGGCCCGCATGGCGCAGGCGGAGGCCGACTACGAGGCCGCCGTGGAGCGCATCAAGCTGGCGCTGGGCGAGCGGTCAGTTCTCACGCTCAACGGCCAGACGCTGGTGACCTGGAAGGCCAGCAAGCCGACCAGGCGCACCGACTGGAAGGCGCTGGTCTATCACCATTGGCCGGTTCCGCCCCGCGATCTGGTCGAACAGTTCACCACCGAAACCCCCGGCAGCCGCCGGTTTCTTCTCAAGGAGGTCTGATCATGGCAACCCTCAAGGCCGCCGTTACCGGCAAAACCCCTGTCACCCGTAAGCCCGCCAACGACATCGCGGCGCTTCTCAACGATCCCAAGATCAAGGCGCAAATGGCCTTGGCGCTCCCCAAGCACGTGACCGCCGACCGTCTGGCGCGCGTAGCGCTCACCGAGGTTCGCAAGAACCCCGCCTTGGCGCGATGTGACCAGCACAGCTTCTTGGGGGCACTCATGACCTGCGCCCAGCTTGGGCTGGAGCCGGGCGGCCCGCTTGGGCACGCTTACCTGATCCCATTCGAGAATCGCAAGAAGGGAATCATGGAGGTGCAATTCATCGTCGGGTATCGCGGCATGATCGAACTGGCGCGCCGATCCGGCCAGATCGTCAGCATCGAGGCCCGACCGGTGTACGAAGGTGACACCTTTGAGGTGACTCTTGGGATGTACAGCAGCCTGCGCCACGTCCCCGACTTTGATAACCCGAACCGGGTGCAGCCGGAAAAGCTGCGGTTCGTGTACGCCGTGGCCAAGCTCAAGGGCGGTGGCGTGCAGTTCGACGTGATGAGCCGCCGTGAGATTGAGGCAGTGAGGGCGCAGTCCAAAGCAGGATCGAGCGGCCCTTGGGTGACGCACTTCGAGGCCATGGCGCTCAAGACCGTGCTGCGCCGCCTGTTCAAGTGGCTCCCGATCAGCATTGAGCTGGCGGCGGCCATTGATGCCGACGAGAGGGCTGAGCTTGGGCTGCCGCAGGATAACCCGCTGACCGTTGACGTTGAGGCGGGGGAAATCCTGGAGCACAACGCAGAACATGCCGAGAACGATCCGCCAAAGGAGGAGCACCAGGCGGAGCAGGACGTGCATGAAGAAGGCGGCCAGGCTGACACGGATGACGAATGGCTGGCGGCCTACGAGGCCGGGGAGGGCAAGCAATGAACACGCGGATCAAAACAACGGCCGATCTTAGGGCATTCCTGATCGAAGAAATGATCGCAACGGCTCAAGGTATGCGAGATGCAAGCACGGCAAAAGCCGTGTGCAACTACGCGCAGCAGATTTACAACACCATCAACATGGAGATCAAGTATGCACATGCACGCGCAAAACATGGGGCAGGAAAGCTCGAACCCGTGTCCCTTGACGACAGGGACGAGTAACGTGCTGGTGCTTCCGCAAAAGCAGAAATGGACGTTCGAGGAATGGTACGCCAAGTACGGCGACGGCCTACCATTTGTGCCTGAAGGCACATACCAAGAGCACCGCAGACGCCTTGCCAAACGAGTATCTTGGGCGATGCGCGATTTTGATTTTGAGGACGGGCATTCCCCATGCGTGATGTTCGGGGCCGGATATGCGCGCGCTGGCAAATACAGGTACAAATGGTGCTACTCGCATACTGTTCTCGACAGATTCATAAGGATGAAAAAGCTCACGATCCTGAATTATGACGATGCAAGTCGGATGTACGATCTTGTCTTGGGCAAACGACGCCCAGAATGGCATAACTTTCAGTACCTGAGCCAGACGTATTGCTTTGTTCCGAGGCGCGCGGACAACATGGTATTTGGTGCTTACGTCGGCGGCATCAGGATTGATGCGCTATCAATCGAACAGGTGGCCCAGATTGAGAAACTTCGCGCGGTAGGCGAGAAACTTGACAAGATTCTCTCGCAGATTGACCAGAACGCGGAAGCGCCACGAATGCGTAAACAGAAATCAAGACAGAAAGGAGGAGCCAGATCATGATAATGACCGGACTTGCCCGCCTTGGGGCGGATGCCGAACTGCGCCACACCAACAGCGGCGAGCCTGTTGCCACCCTGCGCCTCGCCTTCGGTTACGGCCAGAAAGACAGCGACGGCAGCAGGCCGACGCAGTGGGTCGAAGCCTCGTTGTTCGGCAAGCGCGCTGAAGCGCTGGCGAAATACCTGACGAAGGGCACTGCAATCTTCGTCGTTCTCGCTGATCCCCACATCGAGACATGGAAGACGACAGCGCCAAGCGTAGGCTTCAAGCTGGTCGGGCGTGTGCTGGAGCTGGAGTTTGCGGGCGGCGGGCGCGAGGCCGGAAGCGGCCATTCTGGCGGCAAGGCGCAGCCTGTGGCGGATTCGCCAAGCCGTCCGGCTGCGCCTGCCGGCGGATTTGATGATCTTGAGGACGATTTGCCATTTTGACGAGGAGGGATGAGATGAAAATCAAGGTGAAAAAGCTGCATCCGCATGCGGTCATGCCGACCTATGCGACCGATGGGGCGGCATGCTTTGACCTTTACGCGGCGACTGTCATCGACGAGGCCGGGTCTGGAGGGCTTCTATATCCTGGGAAGCAGATCATCGTCGGCACTGGTCTGGCGTTTGAAATCCCGCCAGGCTATATGATGAGGGTCGCATCGCGTAGCGGCCTTGCCTTCAAGCATAACGTTGAAGCGTTCCCGGGCATCATTGACTCCGACTATCGCGGAGAGGTCAAGGTGTTGTTGAACTTCCGTCCGACCGTCACCAACCTTCCGTTGTCATTGCGCATCAACCCAGGCGACCGGATCGCGCAGGCTTACATCTGCGAAGTCCCGCGGGTGGAGTTTGAGGAGGCCGACGGCCTGAGCGAAACGGCGCGCGGCGAGGGTGGGTTTGGGAGCACTGGAAACTGATGTGCGGATACATTGAGAGCGCCCTGGCAGGCGGCGCCAGCAATAGCCTGCCCCTCCTCCGTTGCCGGCACATTGCCGGCCTTTCCTGCCGCCACGGGTGTTGTGCCCGTGTGCGGTGGGGCTTTTTTGAGACGATCCGCGCAATGATCAGATCGGCCAATGGCGCACCGCTAATTCAAAGAGGGAGCGTGCAATGAAGGTTTTTGTGACGCAGCTTTATAAGGCGGGTAAGCCAATACCGCATGACAAGAAACTGGATGTTTTCAAGGGGGAACTGGATGTATCTGACCGCATACATCCAGTTCTCAATCGATTTGTAAAGGAAGCAAAGCTTGTCAATCAAGATGGGACACAAGTGATTGATCCAATGGTTGATGTTCAACTGGTTGTTGTTGGCGCAGATGGGTTTCGTTTGAGAGGCATCGAACAGCATGGAGGGGTGGAACAGGTCCAGGAGTGGTTTGTATGGCCTATTTCCGGGTAAGGAGAAATGAACAATACCGCGCAGCGCGCCTACTACAACGACATTGACCCCTACGCAGCCCAATGGCTGCGCAACCTGATCAAGGCCGGGCATATTGCGCCCGGTGACGTGGACGAAAGGAGCATCGAGGATGTCAGACCAGACGACCTGCGCGGATACACGCAGTGCCATTTCTTTGCCGGGGTCGGCGTGTGGGGCTACGCACTGCGAAGAGCAGGATGGCCGGATGACCGCACCGTGTGGACAGGCTCCTGCCCTTGCCAACCTTTCAGCACGGCAGGCAAGAGAAAAGGGACTGCTGACGAGCGGCACCTATGGCCAGCGTGGTTCCACCTCATCGAGCAGTGCCGCCCTCCTGTCGTCTTTGGTGAGCAAGTTGCGAGTCCAGACGGCTATGCTTGGCTCGACCTTGTTCAATCTGACATGGAAGCGGCAGGCTACGCCTTCGGGGCGGTTGTTCTACCTGCTGCGGGCTTCGGCGCGCCGCACGGAAGGCACAGGATTTACTTCGTTGCTGGCAGGGTGGACAACACCAACGGCGAACGACGCGACCGGCAGCACGCATTGCTACGGGCCGATGAAGCCGGACGGGACGCGGGCGGAGTATATGAAACTTCCTGGGCAGGCGATATTGGCTGGCTGGAACACACCCACGGCATCGGACGGAATGGGCGGGAAGCGGCCACACCCGGACACCACAATGACGGGGAGGCATCCGAGCGGGCGCAAAGTGAACATGGGCCTAGCCTCGCAGGCGCATATAGGCTTTTTCGAGACGCAGCCTACCCGACTAACGGCTTCTGGCGCGATGCTGACTGGCTCCTCTGCCGGGATGGCAAATGGCGGCCAGTTGAACCCGGCTCATTCCCGCTGGCTCATGGGGCTGCCGCCAGAGTGGGACGACTGCGCGCCTACGGAAATGCCCTCGTCGCGCCGGTCGCTGAGGCGTTCGTGAGGGCATTCATGACTTTGTAGCAGTACAGACAAGGAGGACTAAAGATGATGCTGGAAAACAGTGACGGTAGCGTAGTCGTGAACGGGATTCGGTTCGTGCCATTGATGGTACGCATGAGGGGCACGTTCGCACCCGTGAGCGGCGTGTACGCGATCCCAGGCGGCGGCGTGGCCGCAAAGCACGATCTGCCAGAAATCGCGCGCCGCATTCATCAATGGCTGTACGGAGGAGACGAAAGGAGCAGGCAATGACCACGTGGACCGAGATCAAGACCAGGCTCCCTGAACTTGAAAGGCCGGTGTGGCTGTTCGAGAAAGGCCGGGTTTTCGTGGGCCTTCGGGTGGACGTGCCAGAGGAAGATGGGCCTTGGTCCGAGTGGTGGCGCTGGGCCGAGGCTTACGTGTTCTGGGACGGCGAGAAGTGGGTCATTGATGATGTTTACTTCACCGATCCCAACCCGACCCATTGGGCACCGCTCACGCCAGCAGCGCCGCAGGGGTGAGGTGTAATTACTTGCGATACCGCTTGGCATGTACTTCCCAGTCGTCCCGGCATTCGGCATCGCACCAGCGGCGGCCCGGTGGTAGCTTGACCCCGCACCATAGGCAACGCCCGGTTGCCTTTGGGCCAGACTCGTGGCGCTTGTGCAACGAGGCGTTTAACAAGGTCTCAATGCTGTCGTCTGCGAGGTCGGCTTCATCGGCCATTGGTCACCCCTAAGGAGAGGCAAACATGGAACTTGAAACGCTCAAGAAATGGACACGCTGGATAGCCAAATGGGTCATCCTGGTGATCGTATCGGCATGGATCGTTGATCAGACGCCCATTGGGCGCGACGATTCTGACAGCGGATCGTGGGGCGGCGGGCGTAGCGGGATGAGGCCAATGACGGACGCGCTCACAGGATGCCAGTACCTGACCGTGCCGGGTGGCGGCATTACCCCAAGGCTCGATGGCTACGGGCGGCATGTCGGGTGCAGGAAATAAAGGTGGAGTATTCCATGCTCATCACCGCGCGCCGTTTGTCACTTCATCCAACTGCCGGATTGCGTCGATCCTTGCGCGGCACTGCTCGTAGAGGCTGGCTGCTTCGATGATCCAGTCGGCGATGTCGGCGTCGGTGCTGTCGCGGGGATCGGTGGCAGGGGCGGCAGGGGCTGAAGGAGCGCCGCCGGTGGTCTCGGGCAGTCTGATACCGAAAGCGGGGGATTGCTGGAGCAGCCAGCGAGCGTCAGCAGATAGGCAAGGGCGGCCAGTCGTGGCAGTCGAAAGGTCATGGCGCAGTCTCCTGTTGGTTGCGTCAAGGTCGGCAATGCGCGCGTCTCGAGCGGCGATAGCCTGGTCTGCCGCCTTCTGTGCGGTCTCGATGCGGCGGCGGGATTCCTCTGCTGCGGCGGCCTCGCGCTTGGCGATGTCAGCCCGGATTTGCGCAACTTCGGCCATGCGGGCGCGGTGCTCCCAGGTGTAGCCAGCGACGAAGCCAGCCGCTACGGCAATGGCAATGGCGACGGCGGTTGTGCTCGGTAACGGAATCATGGCGCGTTCTCCATGAACTCGGCCACGCGGGCCATCCATCCCTTTGCGAACGTCGCATTGGCAGGGCGCGCAACGATCACATCGCCAAGGTAGCGGATGCGCTCGGCCAGCATCTTGCGGTATAGCCAAGAGGGATTGGCATCCTGCACGGCTGCAAAGGTTTCATGCCCCAGAACGCCGTCCACGAGAATCCCACCAAGCGCTTTTTGCAGAAGCCTCACGGCAGTCTTAACCCCACTATGCACGGCGGTATCCACCACCAGGCCGCGCAGCGGCTCGGGCAAAGGGGCGAAACCAGGCTTGTCGATATAGAGCGTCCGGTAGATGCGCCTAGCCTCATCAACGGTCAGTTCTTCCACATCCTTTGCCGTGACCGGACGGCCACGCCACTGCGCAAGCGTGGCCTGCGTAATGCCGTACTTCGTCGGCCCGCCGCGATCCGCTTGGTTGTCCACATAGCCACCCTCGCGGCGGATGATGTCGTCGATCACATCGTCAACGGTCATTTGCCCTTGTCCTCAAGCGGCTGGGTGGTGATCCAGCGCAGGAAGCTAATCACGCCATAGAGCACCACACCGGCCAAGGCATAGTCGTCCGCAGTCAGCTTGATTTGCATCAGCCTCTCGATTTGCGGCGTCGCACCCACCAGCACGCCTAACAGTGCGCCAGCCCAATGGGTTCGGCTACGCCAGAGGCCGCGCAGTTTGCGCTTGAGCTCAATCCCCATCAATCGGCACCTCGTAAAAAGCGTTGCACTCCTTTGCATGCGGAAACCCAGGCATGCCAAGCGCGCAATGCGGCGGAATAAGCACCTCACCTGTCTTAGCGTCAATCTCAACCACTAGGTCAATATCCGTTGCCGTGTTGTGAATGCACCGCTCACACAGACTCATGGGTTATCCGATCAGAACAGCCCGACCTTGTGCGCCACGAATACCGCCATGGCGCTGATCGTTGCCCACATCGCCGATTGCATCCATTCGCTCGTCTTGGTCTGCATAGGCTCCGCAATCTCTAGGGCGCGCACCCGCTCATCAATCTTTTCTACAGTGGCCATGACCCTCTCGATAGCTTGCGAGGAAGCAGCCTGGCGCTCCTCAATGATGGCAAGGCGTGTCACCGCCTCGCTCATCCGCTCGATGGCGGCACGCATTGATCCTTGATCAGACCGGATATGCTGGATGTCCCTTGCAAGCGCTGCGATTTGCTCATCGCTCATCATCATCTCCTGTTGTGGTTCTTCGTGGAATGTCATCGGCTTTGCAAAAAGGCGAGACGACAAGCGCCACGCCAGCGCAGATGATGGAAAGCACAAGATGGCCGCAGAATGCGAAGGCAATGCATGCCATGATGGCGCTGGCGGCCAATGCCGCGAGCCACTCCTTGGCGCGTTGGCGTAGCCGAGACGGTAACATGCGACATTCCTAGCACGGCTCCATCAAATCGACACCCCAGCGCTCCACCCGGTGGATTTGTAGGCCGCCAGCTTGTCCTCGTCCTCGATGTACGCCAGCCAGCCCACTTTCGGAACGTAGTACTCCCACGTTCCGCCGATATAGACGGCGATTTGGTTTGTCTTGCCAGCCCATGCGCCTGTCGCACCGGATGGGATGATGTAGCGATCACCCGCCGACGGGCTGGCGGGTGGGGATGTCAGGTCGCGGTCTTTGACGGAAAGGCAGACAATCGCGCCGAGCCGCTTCAGGTTCGCATCCATGCCAGCGTTCCAGCCGTTTTCTCCAAGCGCCCAGCCGTAATTGAGTCCCAGATTAGGATCGGTGCTTGGCATCACACACCCCCATAGTAGCTGCCGTATTGTAACCCATAACCTGCCCTATCTATCTCGATCACATGCTTATACAGGCTAGCGAAGGTTCCGTTTGAATCAGTGCGTGCCGATTCGACCTCCACCTTGATGCGGCCATCCAGGCTTGCGCCATCGGTAGCGATCTGGGCGAGCGTCCAGCTCTGGCTTGTCCCGGTCAGGCCGCTGAAAGTCTTGCGCAGCGTCGTGAGCGATGCGCCGCCGTAGATGCGGATCGTGGTCGTCTGGCCGCTCTCCGGCGTTGTGTTGCCGTCGGTCTGCTTGACGACATTGGCGGTCTGGGTAACCCGGTTGCGGTTGGCCCAGGTGATGGTGATGTCACCGGCCACGGCGGCAGGGTAGGCCGTCCCATTCAGCTTGACGTTCCCAGGCGGATAGGGCCGGATGAATCGCTGCTGGATGCTGCGCGACAGCGTGCTGGCAGACGACACGCTCAGCTCGCCCCTGCCTGTCTTTGGAAGCAGTCGAAGCTGCGCCGTCTCCCCGGTAACGTATTCGTGGTTGACGTAATGCGGCTCGACGAAGTAAACCCGTGTGCCTGCCGAATGCGCCGCTGGCACGGTGTCCAGCACCCCACGGGCAAAGGTCATGGTCGAGCCGGAAATGGCTGTGACCATCAGCCACTCGTCGTCCACGATGGCGAAATCGCCCACGGCCACCATGTCGGTGTCGATGGGCGAACCGAGGCTGACGGAGATGTCAGCCGCCCCCTGCGGCATGTCTGCGGCAAGCAGGGCGGTGGGCGCGAAAGTGCCGCGACCGGCATCCTCCCAGGCCGATCCTGTCCAGCGCATGGCGTGGTAGTCGATTGCGTCCGCACTCGGACGCGCGCCCAGGGATGCAACGATGCCCTCGGTGGGGTCGATGTCGTTGAGCAGGCTGGGCCACTCGCCCACCAAGTCTTTCACGATTTGCCAATAAGGAACCTCATAGGCCGTCTGAGCGGGGCATGGTGCTGGCATGCTGATCGGCTCCTGCCAGCCAGTCGATGGTGGGTTGGTGTAAATGGCAGTTGGTAAGCCGAAGATGTCCTGCACCGCCTCGATGCGCACCTGGCCGTTTGTCAGTTCGCCGTAACTAATCCGTGCAACGCGCATGATCATCTCGGTGATGCCATAGGGCGGCCAGGTCAGCTTAAAGACGCTGCCGATGTCGAGGCTGGACGCCTCGCGGTTGGCCACCAGTGTCACCTTTGCCAGGGTGCTGGAAAGCTGCCGCAGCTCACGCATCGCCACGCGGTTGGCCAGATCGCCTTTGCTGATGCCGGGGTAGCGCACCGTGGTGGACACCACACCGCCTTGTGCCTGAATGGCGGCGATGTCCTGCACCGTGATGCTGGCGTCCTTATCGGTCTGACCGTCCCGGTACTGGACCGTGACCTGGTTGACGATCTCGCCCCAAGATGGACGGGTGAACTCATCGATGCGCAGCACGTTGGACGGCGAAAGGACGTGGAGGCTCGCCACGCTGTAGTCGTCCCTCGCCAGCTTGAGGGTGAACTTGCCGGTGCGTGGGTGGACATACAGCACGCCGTCGATGTGGCGCAGGATCGAAAGGATGAAGTCCTCGATCGGCTGCTCCTGATCCCAGAGAATCGACAGCCCGAAGCCTTCCGAGTAGAGCGTATCCGCTGCCGCAGTGAAGCTAGTGTCATCAATGTCTGTATCCGGATAACCCATGCCCCAAGCTGGGTTTGTCAGGCATTCGCGGATGATGTGGGCAGGATTGGCATCCCCGCTGATCTCAGCCTTGGCCGAATACCAAGCCTTTGGGATGCGCTTGACGCGGAAGCGCCACGGCTTGATGTAGGGATTCATGGCGGAGACAAGCCCGCGCCAAGCGACGGACAGTACGCCACGAAATGCAGGAATGTTGGCCCCAAGCTGGCTTTGCAGGTAGGCATTCGCCGTCTGGCTTGAACCGCCGAACATCACGTCGAGCGTGCCATCCACGCCGCCTTCGCGTTCCTCGCCACCGAATAGGTCACGTCGGCTGATCGTAATGCTTGTGTTGCCCGTAACGCTTCCCGTCCATGCAGTGCGTTCGCCGACAATCACTTCAGTGACGGCATCCACCGGACCGTGGCAAAGCACCATGTGCATGCCAAGCCCATACCAGTAGCCGACGGTGTATGACTTCTTGCCTTTACCTCCTCCGCTCATGCTACCGCCTCGCGTTCAGCCTCTTCTGCTACACGAATTGCCATCTCGTCACCGGTGGCGCGCAGCCACGAGACCGGCACGCCGAAGGAGACGAACTCCTGCCACGTATGCTCGCGGCCATCAAACCACCGGCGCATGCCACGGGCGCAATAGCCAAGGCGTCTTGCGTGCTCCAGCTTCGCCATCACTTCGGCACTCATCCTTTCTTGCCCCCACTCGACCGGCGAATCGGCACCACGCGCACATCACCCCACCACACCACATTGGGCTGCGATAGCACACGTGTACCGAAGAGCACCGGAATCGGCGCATCCTGGCTTGCAATGGGGATGTCCTTGTCTCCTATCTGCCCAGGCTGCGCATCGTGAATCTGCGGACGCGGTGCCAATAAGGCGGAAATGACTGTGGTGACGACCCAAAGAATGAGCTGCTCCAACATAGCTGCATCTCACACGATTGCATCACCAGAAAACGGGTTCTTCTGCGGGATGTACGGGAACCCGCCGAAGTTGGCCAGGTTGTTGAAGCGGTTGAGGCAGGTGGCCGTTGAGTGGTCGCACCCGGCATAAAGACGCACCGAATCCCCCACCCCAAGCGAAGGCATGGGGGCAACCAAAGTAAGGTTCGCCCCACTGTGGCCGATGATCATGCGTTGGCCATCGTTTGTGGCGAGCATCCCGGCCACGAAATAACCGCTCGGCTTGCTGGCCGCAGCAGCAACCTGTACTGTCGTACCGGAAATGGACGCCACCGTGCCGCTCGTCATGAATGATTCCTTTGCCACGCCGCAACCCGCAGAATACAGAGGATGACGGCAAAGCAATTGATACCGCGCCCGCAACCCGGGGCGTTTGAGGCTGGTGGCGATGGGCTCGCATTTGAGCACCAGGTCAGAGCCTGAGAGCCGCGTCCCGCCCACGCGGCCCTTCCAGAGGACGATGACCTCATTGGCTGTGTCGGTCGCGTGATAGCGGTAGATGGTGACGGAAACCACGCCATCCGGCGGGCTGGCAATGAACTGATTGGCCAGCAGGTTGTCACGCGGCAGCGTGATCTCCAGACCCGACCTGTTGATCTCGTTACCTTGCTCGATGCCCGATCGGCGGATCGGGGCGGGTTCGTAGGTCTCGGATTGATAGACCACTTCCTTCTGGCCGGACGTAAACAACCACCTGTTTGCACCAAGCGCAAACCGGTACAGCTCCACCGGGTGGCCTGATGCGACGCTGCTCTCCTGCCCAGCGTAGCTCATTGCGTCACGATCCTAAAAGTCGCCTGGATGCGGGCGATGCTGTCAGTTTCGTAGTGAATCTCGACGGCATCAGATTCCAGCCTCGCCAGGCTCATCCACATGGCGCGGCGGATGCTGGACACGGGCACCAGAACGCCAAGCGACGAATCCATGACAAGCTGCTCATCGCCAGTGGCGGTCTCTGTCATGCTGGTGATCCGGCGGTGGAACACTTGGCCGCTCGTAGTCTCGATGCGGATCGCCGTACGGTTTGGCATGCCCACGCCATAGCGGGCATTGAGCGCATTGCGTACCGTTATGGACGTGTCCGTTGGCTGGATGTTCTGAACGATCTCCAGATCGTCCATGAAACTGGGCAGCCACAGGGCAGTGAGACGACCAGCACGCGCGGCTGCCCATTTCTTCCAGCGGTCTATGGCCTGACGGCCATTGAGCACCCAGGCATAGGTGCGGCGGATGACGGGGAAGCCCGTCGTGTCGTCCACCATCATCATGCCGGTGAGATTGTCCAGCACCTCGACAGTCCGGCTCCATGTGGATTCCTGATCATCGCTGTAATCTGGCCGTTCGTCGAGCACGGCATAGCCCTGCCATGTCGTGCCAATCTCCGCCGCTGTTCTGTCGGTGGCTGCCTCGTCAAGGAAGCGCACCATCCCGGCCAGTGCATCGGCTCTGATATGCCGCACCTGCACATCACCATCGATGCGCCCAAACAAGGCCGGGCAGATGGACACGCCAGCATGGTAGCTGTTGGCCACGGGCGTCTTGAGCGTCAATGTGTTGCCGGAAATCGCTGCGATCTCGATGGCCTCGGCCTGTGTCTCGTCGGCCCACAGGACCACGTAGCCGCCCACGGCGTAATCCTTGAGTGCCGCATCGGTGACAGTAATGCTGGTCGCACCGGCGGAGATGGGCGCAGTAGAACGATCCCGCTCCATCCACACAGGCACGCAGTATTTGCGGCTCCCCCAGCCGGTGAGCAATGTGTCAGCCATCATGGCGCGTTGCCCTTGGACAAGCCACGCCATTTCCAGAGTGCGCCTTGCGTTCTTGCGTAGCCGCACCCGCTGTTCATTCCCGTTGTTGGCAATCAGCACATCCGTGAGCCACTCCAGCCGCTCGGTGATGCCATTGCTCCAGTCCGGGCGAATCACCCAGATCACCACACGGCGTCCGGTGACACGAAGGTAGGCGTGCTCAGAGCCGAAGACGAAATCGAAGATCGCATCGATCACCGGGTCGCCAGCCACCCGCGCCGTGAGGGTGTACACGTATGATTGCAGAGGCCCGTACACGGCGGGCGGTAGCGGCGCATCAGATAGCTCAAGTCCAGCATATGTGCCGGATTTGTTGATGGCGCTCAATGTTTTAGATTCAAAATAAGCATTCCAGACCTCGAATTGTCGCTGTTGTGTCGAGATCAGGTTGCCCACATCGATGACGTTGGGCCTGATGTGCACGCGGAAATAATAGTCGTCGAAGAACGTATTGCCCTTGAAGCCCTGCGCCGTGGACGTGATGGTGTCCACTGGGGCATTGTTGGTGAACGATCCATACTTGGCCTCTGGGTTCAACGACGCTTGCCGTTCTGCATACAGCGCACCGCCAAAATCATCCAGCGGCGCGATGTGCAGATGGTCGCGCGTCCATTGCTGTGATATGCCGAGATTGAAGCCCGTATAGGTTGGCATGGCTACGGCCCGTCGTATCTGACAGCAATACCAAGCACTCCAGTCGATGGTGTGTTAGAACCGCCAGGATATTTCTCTCCATCAGGCTTTGTCGTGTCCTTTATGTACCACGGGAACACCTTCCACTTTTCTGAACCGATGGTAATCACGTCGCCAGGGTCGTAATTGGCCAGCTTCACAAAGCGCAAATGGCCAATGCGCCCGATTGGCATGAAATAACCGTCCGCCCCTTTCAAGAATGGAGTGAATGGCGTGAGTACGGTTTGCCCATTGAACACGTTTGGGTTGTTCTTGTGAATAGGGCTAACGATTTGCGGCATGTATATCTGGACGCCAGTCGTAGAGGGCGGTTCCCATACATAGCCCCTCAAGTCGCACTGTATTTTGCTAGGGCTATTTTCAATGTAATTATTTGCTGTATCATTCATGCTCCCGCCCCAGAACAGCGCGCACTCAAGTGGTTTGACTAATAAAGCGGCAGGTGATTCACCTCCGTCTATATATGACGATACATCACCGTCTTTTGAGCTCTGTGTGTGCTGCGCATGGAACCACTGACCGCCATTCCAGGTGCCGTATTTTTCGATCACGCCGAATCCAATGTGCTGGAACTTGATCACGTCGAAGTTGATCGTGCACCACACCGTATCCGGATTGCTAAATGCGACGATGTGGTAGGTGGCAGTTGACGGCCAAGTCGTATTGAAGATGCGGGAGTAGAGCGGGCTGATGTCAGGCGAGGAAAAGTTTCCATTCCTTGCTGCATCAATCCGGAGTTCTGACGCGCTGATGACCTGCAAGCGGATGTAGGCCCCACCCTTGCTGAGCACACCTGAGTTGAGTGTCCACCCGTTCGCCACGGCAAAGTTCGTGATGACGGAAGCAAGGTCGGATGTCGATGTCACTGTTCCGGTTTGGTAGGCCATCAGGCAGTCCTCATTGCAAAAAAGTCGTTGATGCCCGTTTTGTTCGTCTCAGGAAAGACTGTGTGCGTTTCCGTTCCTACAGTGATGGTGTTTTCAGGGGCATTTGAGAACCCCGTCACGTGCGAAACACCGTCAAGCACGCCATAGGTGTTGCTGCTGTCGTATAAGACGATAGGCAGCAATGGATATTGCCCGTTGACATCACGGAACGAGTTCGTCGTCGAATACGGCCAAGCGTATGGTTGAACCCATGTTCCTGCAACTGTCCGCAGTTTCATGTTCGTTCTGTTGCCTTTGAATGGCAAACTGACTGACGTGTCCGAATAGCGTGTTCCAGTCGCACCAGGCAATGGTGCGGCGACGATGAGCGGATACGGGAATTGCTGCGGTGTGCCATACGGCAGCATCTTTCCGAGATATGCAGCCACGTACACTGTGTTGATGTTGGCGACGATCACGACACGTTCGCCATTGCCGCTGAACCAGTATGGGATCGGCTGGTTCC